CCATATTTTGTCTAAATAATTGTATATAACGTATTTGTCTATGTTAGATTCACCTGTTGAACAATAAAACCACCATATTTCATGAAAAGATTCATTAGTCCCTGAAAACACTTGTGAGTATTGAGCAACGTTAAAATCATTAAATATGTATTTACGCACATCACATTTAAGTGGTTGAGTACGACCATCATACATGTAGAATTTGTCTTTACCCATCCAATAGGCAACACCATTTGCGTACGATACAGCATTTTGTGAAGATATAGATATATTTTCTCCAACAAGAGTCGCTGCCCAAACAGCAGGTGCACCAACATACTGTAACGAGTAAAGAGAAGAATCCGTCCACACTAAAACTTCTTGACGAGCTTGAGACGCAGCAACAATTTTAGTACCACGAGATAAACGTAAACTACCCGCTTGATTTATAGCCGAAGGAGTCCAGTTAGCAGCGTCTTCTTGATCTGACCATCTAACCAAAGTAGGATCTATAGAATTACTACCTATTTCGTTTGTTCCAAAACAAAACACAAACCTGCTTATATCCGATACAAGTATTAAATTTTGTAATATTGGTACATCAGAAGCTCCACTACGAGTGGACAGCTCTACAGCACGTGTATTTACGTTGCCAGTGGCATCCCAATAATATATAGATCCTCCATCGTTTCCAAATACTAAATCCTCACCAAAATTAGATTGAGACCAAAAACGAATAGACGTTGTAGAAGATTCACCTGTATTCCAAGGTCCTTGTGACCACGAACCTGCTCCCCATCCTGTTATGGGAATGGCAAAAGGATTTCCAACATTAATTTGATATCCTGCTGATACAGAACCTCCACCCGTTGCACTAGAAGAAGCGTTAGAAGCCGCTGTTATGGTATATGTACCTGCTGTAGTAGTAACAGAAAGACTAACAACAAACTCACCATTTAACGTAAGTCCTCCTACTGCCGTTGCATTACTAAACGTAACGTAATCACCGTTTTGATACCCACTATTACTGTCAGTCACCGTAACAACAGCAGAACCAGATGTTGTGGCAAAAGGATTTGTTAAGGCATTAGTTGCACGTAGAGGCGTAATATCAAAATAACTACCAATGTTTTCTACATAAAATTTTAGATGAGTACCGACACCAATAAGGTTTTGACCTCCTAAAGTTACCCAGTTGTGTAAAGAACGACATACACCTTCAAAGTTAGAAGTGGATATTTGTGCCCAGCCACCTATTTTTTCAGGTGTGCCTTGTCTAAATCGTATTTTATCCCCGTCATAATACCCACCTTCGGTGGTGTACCGAGTGCCTTCACGATTAATCCCAGGTTTTAATTTTATTGCTTGAATAGCCAAGATAACTTCTCCATTCTCTTACAAAGTCTTTCTGCACGATTAGGCACTTGTCTTGCCCATTTTGAATCCATCATCTCGGTGGAAGCTTCCATCCAATCTTCGTCATCAACAGCCACTTTTAGGTTTAAAAATCTGCTCAGACGAGGCCTTCCAAGATTAAACATCATATTTGCTAGTATTAGTTGAGCTTCTTCGGGTATGTCGTTGAAATTAGTGTATAATACATTGCAGTCTTCTATAGTTATAGCAATGTCCGCTTTAAAACACTCATCAACTCTTTCTTTAGACACTTCTGTGCCTACATCCATGTCATTTTCTGGGTCTGTGGCTCTAACTAAATGTCCCACACCAAAAGTTTTGTACCCTAAATGATCTAAATAAATCTCATACTTGCACCCTTCATCTTCTGCAAGCTGTTCTTGTAATTTATCTAAGTCCATTTTTCACCTGCTTTTTTCTTAAAGAGTCAACATGTTTATAATAGAAGTAATTACCTATCTTATTAAAAAACTTTGAAAAACGCAACCAAGTCCACATCATTTCTTTTTCCTCTTTGCTTTTGCAAATTGTTTTTTGGTTGGAGCTCCCTTTGTGCCTTTCTTTCGCATCTTCTCACCACTACCAGCAGCTATTCTTTTTTTCTTTGCTTGTATGTTTCTGTATAAACTCATTTTGTTAACCCTTTATACTTTTCAAAGCTGCGAAGTCCGCCCAATCCGAGCATCCCCATCAAAACCGTCATAAGAGAACCCATGTCAAAGCTAGGCAACTCAGGTATAACTACGTCTAAATAAGCACACACAAACAAAGTAACGGGTGCAAGGACAAAATGCCAGCATAAAGCAATTCCACAGGTCCAGCCAATAAATGGTCTCCATCCGCTTACGAAGATGGATTTGTGTTGTGCTTCTGCCTTGTTAATTTCTATTTGACCTTTGGCAAGTTCTTGTGCATGACTTTCTGCCATAGTAGCAACTTCATGTGCTAACTTGTTTTTCATATCTTTATCTTCTATGAATTTTCCAAGAAGATTTGATACTGGTCCTATTAACGCTGTGAGCATTGACATACCTTTTTTACAAATTTGTTGTCAATCCAAACTTTACCATAGTATAAAACGAAAAGCCATGCCGTAAACAAAACTCCTTCTAAATATGATAAATTGTTCCACGCTTCCATAATAAAATTATCCATCTAATTCCACCTTTTTGTAATCACCCTCAATAAACGCATGTGGGTATTCTTTTTTAATAGATTCTAGTCTTGCTACAATTTCATCACGACTAAGTTTATCTAGCTGATGTATATGATTCTGTTCCCTACGGTCAATAGTTAAACCACCCAAGGCACTCCTAATCTTTTCCGCATTAATGCTTGCAGAAAATTGACCTTCTTCTTCCGCTCTAAGTGATAACTCAGACAATCTCTTCAACTGCCCTAATAAAGTTACACCATACTTTCTTTCTTTTTCATCTCGTTTTTCTTTAACAAGTTCTGTAACTAAAGGAAAGTCTCTTCCGTTTAAAAGTTTTGAAGCATGAAACTTTGCTGAGTCTTCTGCGTACCCCGCTTTGACAGCACACTCTTTTGCAGAGTAAATACCATCAACGTAATGTTTTACAAATTCTCTTTGTCTCGCTGTTAGTTTGGCTTTCTTATCTGCCTTATCCTCAACCATTTACTTCCTATTCATCCACGCAGTTGTTCCCATATAAGCACCGACTATACCAGCACCACTTAAATAGAACAAATTACTAATATCACTCAATGCATTTATTCTTTCTACACTCATAAACGGCATGAACATCATAACGGTAAACAAGCCCATAGCCATCAAAGTGTATCTCGCCATTTGCAATTGTGCAAGTTGTTTCCTGAGTTGGTACTCAGTCTCCTTCATCATCTTAGCGTTTTCTAATTCTTCATCTGTTACGATTCCATCACCATCAAGATCGTAATCATTATATTTGCTATCGTTCTGTAGTTTTTTTCTCATTTTGCTATACTTCTTAAACTTTCCATTACAGAATCAATTGAAGGCTCGGTACTATTGGGATCAAGAACACATTTGTATTTGCGTGGGCACCCATTTGCCAAATCTGTGAAATCTAATGTAAACGTCTTTTGAGCTCCTTGATAGATACAAGCTAACTTATCTTTATACACTTTACGTTTCTTTAATCGGCAAGTGGTGTAGATAGGCTCAACTATTTTGCCTTGCCATATCTTTTGTTGCCTCGTGTAATCTTTTGCTTCGGCTCTCTTAATCCAAATAGAAGCGATTAGGGTAAAGAACCCTACTACAACCATAAACAAGAAAATCCAACCTATGACTTCTGCAATTTGTTGCCTTAACTGTTGTTGTTTATATATAGTTCGTTGACGCTCTTTCCTAATCTCTCCTTCCATCTGAAGTAATTCATCATAAGCGTGAGGTCCTATAGTTAAATTTAAAAACATCTTTAACTCATAGCGTTGTTCTTCTAATTTTTTCTTAGCCGAATAAGCTTGTAGTGCTGTGGATTCGATACTCCCTGCACCAAAAACTTTACCAAATACACCAGGATTCTTTGCTTGTTTTTCTGCGTTATCTATATCTGATGAGGCTCCCATCCACCTAGTTAAGTCACCAGACATTTGTTCTAAATCTCGGCCAGCCTGAAATCCAGATTTGATTGCGCTAAAGGCTTTACTAGCTACAGAGACTGCAAGTGTTATGGTAACTGGATCTATAATATTTCTCCATTAAAAGACACCTTGAAATCTCTGTGGTCTAGCTATCGGTGAAAACTTTTTTATCATTCTTGCTTTGTTTTTTGGCTTTACCTGTATTCTTTGGTTTACTTTTTTTGCTAACTTGTTTCTCTTTAGGTTAGACATTTTACTTTTTACCCATAGCGTTCATAGACGCTATATCTCTTTGAGTTTCAATTCTATCTTTAGCTATTTGATCTTGTAAATCAAGACGTTGAG